GCCGGTTGAGCATCCGAGGCAGTAGCCCACTCGACGATGCCCTTGGGTTTGCCCTTGCCGTCGCCGCGTGTAAGATCGTAGTTGATACCCCGCCCGAACGACTCGGCCAACAGCCCCGAGAGCAGCGCTTCGAGGTCGAATGCCGAATCCTGCAGCAGTTCCAACGACACGGGGACGATGGGCGTGCGATAGGTATAGGCTTTGAGCGTTTCGGAGCCGAACGATGGCGCGGACTTGGTCGACTGCTGGTATTCGGCAACGACCGTAGCCTTCGCATCGGTATCGTTCACCGTCGGCATAATCAGGTCGCCGCCCTTGCTCGTGGTGAGAATGGAACCCGCCTCGAACATCCCGCCGTAGGCTTTCAGTGCGACCTCGATGCTGTCGGCCAGCGACGAAGGGACGATCACGCCGCCCGACAAACCCGTGATGCCGGCACGCTGTTCGAAGAGTGTCCGGTGCTCGGGTGAGATATCCGCTGCGCCGCGCAACAGGTAGTCGCGGAAAGCGGTGCGGTACTCCTCGGCACGACGTTCGTCCGTCTGCTCGCCGGAAGTCTGTCGGACATACTGCTGCTCGGCCTGCCGGCGCTCGATATCGACGTAGCGCTCCTCGGCTTCGACAGCTCGGTCGGCCTGCTCGTACTCCGCAAGCAACGTATTCCACCGCTCCTGCTCCTCGGAGGTCATCTCGCGCCCGTCGGCCGCGGTACGCAACTCGTCGATCTTTGCGAACACGGCAGCGCGGCTCTCTTTAAGGGTTTTCAGTTTGCTCATAAATCTCGTTATTGATTCGTTCGGGAGCAAACTTAATCCACGTATCAGCCGTAATAGGGAAACTTTGTCCTGATTGAAGAGATTATTCTATCGATATAAGAAAAGAAAGCTATTAATGAGAGACAACAAAAATTACGCAAACAATTTTGTTTGCGTAATAAGAAATAAAAGCAATGCCGAAACATTGCTTTTACTTTTTGATATTAAGAATTATCGAGGACCAATAAATCGGTCTCCATTGAAATGTATCATGTGATCCGGATTATCGGCAATCCAAACCTCAGTCTCCCATGCGATATCCGCAATATGTTTTCTGAATTCCGCCCGATCCGGGAATGCCGTAACATATATTTTACCGACTTCTGACTCTTTCAAAAAATCCTCCAATTCAAGCATTCGCTTGGGTGATACGGGACCGTGAGATGTAACCACTTCTATCAAGAATAACCATTCCTTACATTCATCATAGATAATGATATCAGGAAGCTTACTATGCTCTGTAATAGGAATGCCGATTTTTTCCAACGCGACCTTGTCTACATATAAATCTTTATTCTCTGTATCTCCGATATATAATACTTTTGCTCCGGGGGCAAATCGAGGGGCAAATTCCTCTATGACTGCTGCTTGAACAAGATTATGTTTTCCTGCCGACAACTTATATTCTTCACCTTCAATAACAACAGGTATTTTCGCTAAATCACGCTCTTTGTCATACCTGTCTTTCAATTTACCCAACAACTTTATGAAAGCCGACAGCTTGTCATCCCACTCTTTTTGTCCATATGCTCGGATTACCTCCAACGCCTCGGTACTCACGGCATAATGGGCTCGCGGACTATTGACAGGCAGATCCGGAATGTCCGGATTATAATACACGACTCCTGCCTGTACAAACTGGTGTAAAACCTGTCTGCGAAATGTCTCTCTCGTATTGGGAGCGTATGGCTGATCTTGTTTGTAATACTCGTTTACAAACGACATGATACCTTTACTTACCCCCATACTTTCATGAGTTGCTTCGCTCCAGTTTTTCTTCTCGGTTATATTACATAAGGCAAGAAGAGTCAAAGCAGACATTTCGTTTTGTTGAGCATCCGGCAATCCCAATGCTTTCAATATGGCTTGCGCTTCCTTGATTTTGCCCATATCAGTTTATTTGAAAATAGTTATTTACAATCTCATTTACATTCTCTATTGAGAAGTTATTTTTCAATATCAATTTTTTGCCAATAGATCTGATTATTTCCAAATCCGGTAAAGGCATACTTCGCAATTCTGTGGCACTCACATTCACGTTGCCGTTGAATGTTCTGAAATAGTCATCGAATAAATCGCTATCCAATAGAGCCGATATTCCGATGACTTCGGTTCGATCCAAATGGCCCTTGGGCCTATAAATATAATTCAATTTATTTTCCACACCGATATAGCGGGCATTGGTCTTATTGCAAAAGTAGGGGGCTGCAATCAATCTGCTTTTATCATCCTTTGCACTGAATCGTCTTAAAAATACATAATTGCGATTAGGTATAAGTACTCGTTGCGTCTGTGCAGAAATCCTGATGTATTGCTTTTTCCCTTTATATTCAACAGGGTGATCCACCAACATCTTTACGACATTATGCAACCAAAATAACGGTGCAACATCAAAAGCGGCAGGTTTATCACACAGGCTATTTTCCATTCGAAACGCCACGACCGGCCCTGTGGATATTTGGATGTCGTATTTATTGAGACTACCATTCCATGACTTAAACAGTCTAATAATGGACTCTTCGCGTGCATTGACCGGCAAATGAATGATCTTATCTTTCGATGTCGTATCAACTATATCAGCATATGGGTATACCTTCTGCCTCGCGGCATTCAAATCCGTTATCCCTTCGCTATATGAAATGCAAATTCTACGATCATTTATCATTTCGTCCCGCCGGAAGCCTTTGACTATAACCGTTTCTTGCAATACATCGTCTTTGGCGAACGTATCTTTCCGAGTATTGAATAGATGAATGAACGAAATATCTATTGCCCCTAAAAAATATTCTCTGAACAGCCGAAAGTACCGACCGGATGCAAAGCTACGAGGAACAATGAAAATCAATTCTCCGCTTTTATTCAACAACCCCGCAGAGATCGCCATAAACAACGAATATATGTTCGGTTGCCCGTCAACTATTTGTTGTGTAACCTTGACTCGGCTATCGTCTTTTGGCAGTTTGAAATACGGCGGATTCGATATGATGAAGTCGAATTTATCCGCGTCCTTCTGAAGTAGTGATGGAGAAGAACTCAGCGCTTGATAATTTTGCAGAATAAAATCATCTTCGCATATAACATAATCAAAATTAATCCCCTGATTCTTTAGTGTCTCTGCTAAATAAATTAATGCTTGCTTCGTATATGCGATAACGCCTGAATCAGTTTCATATACGACCAGCCGAATACTACGCACAGTACAAAGTTGTACTAACCTCTCGATTAAAGCGCAAGACAATACGCAAGTGCCACAACCCGGATCTAATACTGATATATCCTCTTTCTCGGTGGATAGTTGCTCGCTCATAAAGCGAGCTATCTCAACCGGTGTAAAAAATTGACCTTTCTCTTTTTTTGCTTCATTCGAAGTCGTAGACATGTATTGTGCTCCCAATCTTTGAGCGAAAGATGTGGGAGATTCATTGTCTTGATTATGTAATAAGTCAATTTTCACACAACAAAGATAGTGATTTAAATTTAGTCTTCCATTTTACCATTGTGCAAAATATAACAAGATGAAAAATAACAAACAAAAACCACCTCCTTTTATATAACAGTTTCGGAAGCAGGCGGGATTTTAAGGTGTGTTTCGAGAGGCATCAGTGTTTGAGCCTCATGACTCTCACAAGTCGATCCCGCGACAGGCATCGTACCATCGTATCGTTATTGTCAGATTGCGGAACAGTAGGCTCCGCAGATATTTCTTCTACCAGAGCGCCATCCTGTAACGAGCGCAAATACTCGGCTTTCCGCTCTTCGAGATACCGCACCGAGGCTTCGGTTTCGGGATAGGCAGGAAATACCACGAGCGACACATCTACCACACGCGAGAACCGGAGTATCGTCCGCTCGTCCATCACGAGACAGTTTTGCTCGTCGACATACTGCCACTCGTCCTGCTCGACGCCGAAGCGGAACGAACATTTCGAGACGTCGCCCCGGCGTACCAGCTCCAGCATATCGCTCCCTAAAGTCGTATTCGGAGCCTCGAACGCGAAGCGCAGACCTACGTCGTCCACTTCCAATCGCAGCGTCCCGCTCGTCGTGCGGGCGAGGATCGAATCGGTGTTGTGGTTGAAACACATGATGACGTCCGACAGATCGCACCCGTCGAACGCTCCCCGTGCGATCTTCTCCCGGAACCACCCCATAATAGGCTCGCTCCAACTCTCGAACTTCGCGGCATAACCGACGATCGTTCGGCTGACGGTTCCCGCTTCGCGGCTCTCGATATGCAGATCGCCGATAAGGCTCCGGATCTCTATTTCATTATTCGGTTCCATTCGTTTCAGGTTTTACGGCAGCCGTTACCGACTGCATGTTCATTTGTACGAAGTATTCGTCGCCGCCATCGTAGGAGTTCATATCTTCGAGGGAGCGGATCTCGTTGGCAGACATCGCGCCGACGATATTCATATTCTTGTAGTATTCCGAGCGGGTCTTGGCATCGCCGCGCAGCAGTCCGTTCAGACCGAAGAGGAAGTAACACTCCCCGAACTCGTCCTCGCGTAGCAGTTTGCGGTTGAACTCCTCCTCGATGCGGACGAGGTACGGCATCAGGCAATACTGCACGAACTCCATACCCTGATGCTCGATGTTATTGTTCGTGGCACGCTCCAAGTCGGCGATCATATGCGGCGGGATACCGTAGATAGTGGCGATCTCGGTCTTTTGGAACTTGCGCGTAGCGATGAACTGGGCATCTTCGGGAGGAATGGAGATACGTTCGTAGGTCATACCGCCCTCCAACAGCAGCGGGACGTGGGCGTTGTGCAAACCGACCGATTGAGCGATGAGGTCTTTTTTGAGACGCTGGTAGGCTTCGGGCTTGAGTGTCGAGGGATATTTGAAGACGCCCGACATATTGCCGCCCTGATCGAAGAACCGTTTGCCGTAGAGTTGCGCAGAGACGGAGAGTGCGAGGTTGTCGCGATGGACGGCGATCGGACTTTTACCCTTGTAGCCGTTGGTCGAGAGCCCGCGCAGGTGGATGACGTTTTCGTTCGGGAGCAGTTCGCCCGTGTCCGATCGGTAGAAAAGTTCGTCGTTGTCGGTAAGGATCGGCTCGATACGGGCAGGATGGATGAACTTCAGCCGAGCGGGACGATAGCGTTTATCCCGAAAGATGCGGGCATAGCCGTTGCCCCACAGAGCGCACGAAACCATCAGGTGATGCATCAGGTCGAAACGTGTGGAATAGGAGTTGGGGGCTTGCACGAGTCGGTGGCATAGGTGGTCGTACTGCCGTTCACGACCGCAAGCAGTACGGCGATAGAGATGCAACGGGAGCGTTCCGACCGTCTCTGAGAGGATTCGCACGCAAGCCCAAACCGCCGTGAGATTCAATGCACCCTCCTCGGTGATATATGGCTGGTGCGTGGCATCGACGACCGTGTCGGCGGTAATGACTTTATTCACCGCCGCCTCGAACTCGGCCGATGAAATGTCGCGCCGCTCATCTCTATGCAAAAATGAAAACCACTTCATCAAACTTGCTTTGTGGCAAACTTAATGAAGTGATTCTCGTTTTTAGTTAGACACTGTCCTAATCTTTTTTTAACTCTTCAATTTGCTCAATATAAAGAGTTTCGATCAGTTTGTTTGTAACATTTTGTTTCTCGGCAGTTTTTGAGCAATATATCTTATAGTATGTTAATCGAATTCTAATACCGGACAAAATACCTGGATCTAAACACTTTCCTTTATAAAGTTGTTCATTAATTTCATCATATAATTTCCAATCACCATTTGTACTGTCTACTTTCAAGAAATAGCCTGTGAGTTCTTGTGTCTCTTTTTCTAACTCTATAGATTGCTGAATAACATTATACGCCTGTTGCAATTTTTCAGTTGAAACATGATTATGCGCAACAGGATTATCAATATCGGAAGTAGTCCAAGCTGTTTTAATACTAATATTATTATCTATTAAGCCTTTTATAAATCGTTTATAGTGTGTAATAGCGTACCCTTTTATATCATTTAGGTGATTAGTCAAAGATTGTTCATCTTTAAAATTAAGTATTTCATCAATATAATTTAATGTATGATCCATATTTGACCCGCCAAATAAGTCGAGATTATCTTGAATATACATATGTAAGTTAAAAGAGGCTGCCGAAGTATTAAAAATATATAATTCCGGATTGATTTGACGGCTTTCAGGCGTATTAGATATTTTTTTATGGGTGTTAATGACAAACTCTTGGTAACTTGCTATTAAGGGGGATAGTATACTTGCTTTTATATCATGTGAGTTATTAGCATCAATAAACCCTAAATGAATAATGGGTTTCCGACAATTAATACGTTCTTGTATTATATCTGCATATCCTGATTGTGGAATCACAAATGCATCTTCTTCTGGAAGCATGTACTCTTCCACATTCTCAAATTTATCAATGATCTCAAATTCTTGTTCTTTAACTATGGTCAAAGAATAATATTCGTTAGATATTTCAGGATTTAAGTATAATGAACGTAAATCAATCTGGCCAGAAAATAATGAGGCAAGTTTATTCGTAGAAGTTCGTATTGCCAAATACTTATCTTGATCATTATCTGCATATAACATACATAGATAACGAGTTTGGACAGCATCCAAACCTACAAATAACTGTATTGTATCGTAATACAGTAAAATTTGATCTATGTATATTGCTTTATTCATTTACCAGTCTTACTGATTTTATGTCAAAACATTTCGAGCGCCACCATGAATAATGGTTGGTTGAATTTTTATTTGGCGTATGCGCTATTAATCCGTCTGATTTAGTTAATGTTAATTCTCCAATATGTAGATCTTTTCCTTTGAATTTTGGAAGTTTGGCTATCGCTTGGCAACTCGCAATATCTGTAAACAAAGATATAGCCATAGCTTGGCATTCACTGACAGCAAACCGTTTATTGGGATCTAAAGCCCTATATGATAAAAAATCAGTATTGGAAGGATGTTCAGAATTGAGGATACGATAGTACGAACCACCAGAAGGCTCCTTTGCGTCTTTTGGAGGGCAACTTTTGGGTAAATTCTCGTACCAATCCATGCCAATTAAGAAAATTAGAATGTAAATATACTACAAAATTCTGAATATCCAAATTTAAGTCTTGTGTAATAACCTATTCAACACCCTCCTGAATGAACTGAATTCGGAGTATCTGCGCTTGCCGGTGATAGTGATGTAGAAATCCTCCAACCGTTCGTAAGCCTCTAACTGCGTCGGATAGAGGTCGCGCATACGGAGGTAGAGTTCCGCGAAGCCCTCGAACGAGAGAAAATGCCGCACTTCGGGTTCGAGCGGATTCATCGCCGACAGTTCAGCTTCGACTTTCTCGCGCTCGGCCGTAATCACCGGCGAATGATAACGTTTATATTGCTTTCGGTTCATCTTCGACGCACATTTGCTACGCTCGGCATAGTCTGCGAGCCGCCTCTGCTCTCGCTCATCGCAAATGTTCATTTTTCTGCTGCTCATAATTGTATCGTGTTATAAGGTCAATAATCCTCTGTTCTCATACGGGTTGCGTTCGTCGTTGGCCTGTGCGGTCATCCACTCTCCGAGTGCCATAATCGCCGCGACGATGCCGTCGATCTTCTGCGTCGATTTCTCCTTGTCGGGTTTGATATTGCCTGCAGGATCGGTCTTGACAAGCGTCGATGCGAGCATCCACCGCAAGACCGGATTGCCGAAGTGTTCGATTTTCCCAGTCAGAACCAGTTTCTCGAACTCCTTGGTCGGCGCCGACATCGAGCCGTAGCCCTGACCGAAAGGATTGCACTCCATCCCCTCGTTCTGCAAGTCGATGATCGTCTGCGAAGAGTTCCAGCGGTCGTAAGCCGATGTCCGCAGATCATAATCTGCCACGATACGCAGGATATCCGCCTTGACGAAGTCGTAGTCGATGACATTGCCCGGCGTAACGGTTACATAGCCCTCTGCCACCCACTTATCGTAGTTGATATTCTCTTTGCGGATCTTCTCCCGCATCTTCTCTTCGGGAATCCAAAAGTGCGGCAGCAACTGGAAACGGTCGTTCTCGTGGAAGAGCAGCACGTAGGCCGTAATGTCCGATACGTTCGAGAGGTCCAATCCGCCCCAACAGGCGCATCCTTTCAAATCGGCGGGGGGGGGGGGGCCGGGGCCCCCTTGTCCAAGCGGCGCCGGCGCGGCCT